GGCGACATCCTCGGTTTCACGTGCGTGCGGCACAAGATCCAGCAGCCCAAGACGGTGCTCTACTTCCTCACCGTGGCTCCCAGTGAGAGGGGGAAGCTGATCGGAACGGCCCTCATGCGTGACCTGGAGCTCCAGACGCCGCATCCGACGATCCACTTCAACGTGTCCCACAAGAATCCCAATGCACGCCGCTTCTATGAGCGTCTAGGCTACACGCTCGTCCGCGAGGACGCCATCAGCGGGACGGCGTGGGAGCTCCAGAAGAGCGTGCCGAGGAAGGTGGCGTAGTGGACCGCAATGAAATGATCTACCGCTGCGTTCTTACGCTCTGCGGCGCGGCTGTCGGGGTTTCATTCTTCTGGAGCTTGGCACAGCAATGATTGTGAACATCAGAGGAACAAGCGGGTCCGGCAAGACGACGCTCGTCCGTCGCCTCATGGCGCAGTGTGGGCCTAAGGTGCGTGTGAGGGAGAAGGGTAAGAAGAAGATCATCGGATACCTCTGTCCACACCCGCAACTGCTTGAACAGGGCGTCGCCTTCGTCGGCAGCTACGAGAACCCCACGGGAGGGTGCGACACGATCGGCGGGCCGAACAGCATGGACCAGATCTTCGGTCTAGTCAAAGAAGGCCACGCTCGTGGCTTCCATGTCATCTACGAGGGCCTGCTTGTCAGCGCCGACCAGAAGCGCACCCACGAGCTCCACACCCTTGGCCTGCCCGTCCAGGTGGTGTGTCTCGAAGTCCCTATCGATCTCTGCGTCGAGTCCATCAACATGCGACGCCGGGCGAGAAAAGGACAGGACGCGGAGCCCGTCAACCCGAGGAACACCGAGTCCAAGTGGCACCAGACGAAGAAGGCCGCGCGCTGGCTCACCGAGCGCGGCGTTCCTCTTACGTGGTGCGATCGCGACAGCGCCTTCAATCTCATCACCGATCTTCTGAAACTGGAGAAGCATCATGTCCCTCAAGAGCTGGTTCAACGAGAAAGTCCGCCGCCGGCCCCCCGTGCCCGCGCTGTCCGCGCCGAGCCTCCGAGGGCCGAACAAACGCCGCGAACGCCGGATCTATCAGCTCGCTGAGCTTAAGGGCGGTGGGGCCCAAGTGGAGGCGTTCTTCGAGTTCGTGCGGGAGCGCTACTGCATTCTGCTGAAGCGTCGGGCAGCAGCCGAGGAGGGAGCGACCACTTGGGGGCCTCCGTGGACCAAGGACCCCGTCCTCCAGAAGTACCGCTTCTGCAACGTCTTCCGTGAGGACGACAAGACCACGGTGTGGTTCCGGGAGAACGTGCGTGGACCGCTCTCCGAGCACCCGAACGTGCTGATGGCGACGATCATCTTCCGGTGGTTCAATCGCATCACGACTGGCAAGGTTCTGCTAGATCACGTCCTCTTCGCGGACTGGAACCCTTCGCGCGCTCGCGCAGTGCTGAAGGATCTACACCCTCTCATCACTGGTGCATACGTCATACGCACAGCGGCGGGCATGACCAAGCTCGAAGGCTTGATCAAGTACATAGACTGCATGTGGGCGCAGCGCGGTGAGCTCATCGCGCAGGTGGAGGCTTGTACAACGCTCGAAGGTGCCTGCGCGATCCTCCAGTCCTACGAGGGTCTCGGCAGCTTCATGGCCTACGAGATCGTCACGGACCTACGCCACACCTACCTACTGCGCGACGCCACGGACATCAACACGTGGGCCAACCCAGGACCCGGCGCGGCCCGCGGCCTCGGCCTCGTCCTCCTGGGCGATGCGGAGGAGTTCCGGTACGACTCGTCCGTCGACTCCGCGAAGCTCCAGGATGGCATGCAGCATCTCCTCGCCCTCAGCCGGCTGAACTACTGGCCGGGCGGCTGGCCCAGGTGGGAGATGCGGGAGGTGGAGCACTCGCTCTGTGAGTACGCAAAGTACATGGGTGCCAAGGAGGGGCGTAAGCTGAAGCAGCGCTTCTCGACTGGGAGATAAGGTGATGCACGTCATCCATGCCACCTGTGTCGACGATGCCCTACAGAAGGGCCTCCGCTATCTTGGCTCCTACATTCCCGGCGACGTCCAGCGCCGACAGAGCCGCAACGGTGCGGTGGTGGTGAGCGAGGTTCCGGTCACCACGGTGTACCCGTGGCCGCTGAAACGTGTCTCCTTCTGGCCGGAGCGAGACGCCAACCCGTTCTTCCATCTCTACGAGTCCCTGTGGATGCTTGGTGGACGTAATGATGTGGCGCCCGTCGCCAGCTACGTGAAGCGCATGGAGACGTTCTCCGACGACGGGCATCGACTGCACGGTGCCTACGGCCACCGCTGGCGGAAGCACTTTGGCTTCGATCAGCTACCGAAGATTGCCCGACGGCTCCGTGAGGACCAGGACGACCGCCGCTGCGTCCTGCAGATGTGGGACGCTGGCGAGGACCTGGACATGCCTCGGAAGGATTTGCCCTGCAACACACAGGTGTACTTCACGCGGTCTCACCTCGGCAACCTCGACATGACGGTCTGCTGCCGAAGCAACGACATCATCTGGGGAGCCTATGGGGCGAACGCCGTCCACTTCAGCATCCTCCAGGAGTACATGGCGGCGTCCATCGGCTGCCCGGTCGGCGTGTACTACCAGATCAGCAACAACTACCACGCCTACACGCCGCTGTTCGATGAGCTCCTGAAGCATGCCGTGCGTGAGGGACCGCTGACCTCCTACCCTCAGACGACCTTCCCGCTCGTCGCGACGGACGTGAATCACTGGGACGTCGAGCTCGCCGCCTTCCTAGAGCAGAAACCTTTCACCTTCCAGGATCCGTTCTTCGTGGGAGTGGCGCAGCCCATGCACGACGCCTACCGCTTCCACAAGGACGGACGGACGGATCGTGCTCTCCAGCGGATGGAAGCTGTCCTTGCTGACGACTGGCGTTCGGCGGGCATCAACTGGCTCGAGCGACGTTTGGTGAGAAGCGCGACGCCCCAGCGGGCCACTCACCCGAGCGAGGAGGCATAGCTATGCCGTACATCGTCGGAGAAGACCGCTTCATCGCTGCCGAGACCCCCACAGGTCCCGGTCAGCTCAACTTCTCGATCACGATGCTGATCGACGACTACATCCAGCGCCACCCGGACGGGCTACGGTACCACGTCCTCAACGAGGTGGTTGGTGCGCTGGAGTGCGCCAAACTCGAGCTCTACCGACGCGTCGTCGCTCCCTACGAGGACAAGGCGATCGCCAAGAACGGTGACGTCTTCATCACGAGTCACTCATGACCAAGAGCCTCATCTATCTCAGCGGTCAGATCACCGGAGCCTCTTACGACGAGGCCCGCTTCGGCTGGCGGGCGAAGGTGCACCAGACCCTAAGCGGCTACGACTGCGCCTGTATCTCCCCGATGCGCTCGAAGGGCCATCTCGCTGGCATGAAGGCACTGGACCGAATGGGTGGAGTCGCGCACGCCCTGGATCTACCAGCCGCCATCGTCGCACGCGACCGCAGTGACGTGATGCGCTGCGACCTGATGTTCCTCAACTACCTGGGGATGAGCAAGATCAGCTTCGGCTGCGCCGCCGAGCTCGGCTGGGCGGACGCCTACCGCAAGCCAGTGGTCTGCTGCATCGAGCCCGATGGCTCAAACCCCAACGACCACGCCTTCCTGCGCGGCGGCATGGTGGGCTGGTTCTGCTCGACGCTCGAGGAGGGCATCGAGGTGGTGAAAGCAGTTCTCACGGAGAAGCTCTGATGTCCAGGGTCAACGCGAACCAAGTCGGGGGCGACCACTATCGCTCCGACTACCAGCACTGGGACCTGATCGAGAGGCACGGGATCGGGTACCTGGAGGGCTGCGCCACGAAGTACGTCACGCGGTGGCGGAAGAAGAACGGAGTGCAGGATCTGGAGAAGGCGCTGCATTACGTGGAGAAGTTGATCGAGCTTCACGACTGCCCCCTCATCCAAAAGCCTCGATGCCATCGCGGCATAGTGCCAGTCGATGAGATCAATCGCTACAGCATGGCAAACAGCCTCAACGGCCAGGAGCAGAGCATCATCCTCTACCTCACCGGCCCTTGGAACCTGAGCTGTCTCCACAACGCGGCTGCGGACATCCGGATCCTGATGCGGGAGGCGCAGTCATGAGGCCGAAGCTCTGGCAGGAGATTTCTGCGGGTCTGCTCATCTCTCTCGCCGGCCTGACAGCATTCTACATCTACAGTGCGGTCGCGGCGCAGGGCATCCCCTCTTACACCCTCGTGGCTCAGGTCGAGGGCGTGCGTGTCTACCACGTGAGCGGCGTGGGCTTCTCGAACCACTGCTACCTCGCCGTCTCCGACCTGAAGGGTATGGCTGGTGGGCAGCAGTCCTCCATCAGCTGCACGCCCTAACCCAACCGAGGATCTAGAATGCTCATCACACAAAGCCATGGCGACGACTTCATCCTCGAACCGACCCGCGAGAATGTGGAGTGCACCGGACCGGACGGTCTCTGCCACTGGGACCGCTACATGTGCATCGAGGAGGGCATGGGGAAGGTGGAGTACTGGGACACGGGCGGAGATGACGGCAGTATCATCCGCAAGGTCAAGGTGACCGACTACCACCGGAAGGAGCAGCACCATGTGTTCTACATCCACTTCGGAGCTGAGTGGGTCGCCTTCAAGGCGGCGATGTCGCAGCTGCTCAAGCTGACCTAGCGTGGCAGCCCGGAAGAAGTTCAAGCCGGCCAAGGGTCCTGCCCCCGGCCTCCAGCTGCCGCTCTGGGAGACGAAGTCCAGCTGGACACCCCCTCGCATCTCCGACCTTCCCTCCTGGGCCGGAGCGAAGCGCATCGGCTACGACCTGGAGACGAAGGATCCTCACCTGAAGCAGCTGGGTCCGGGGTGCAGGCGTGGGGACGGGTTCGTCACCGGCTACAGCATCGCCATAGAGGACGGGCCGCGGTTCTACATCCCGCTGCGGCATCAGGGCGGCGACAACGTCGAGGACCCCGAGCAGGCACTGCGCTACCTGCGAGACAACGCGCGTGAGTTCCGAGGGCAGGTCGTGGGTGCGTACCTCCAGTACGACATCGACTGGTCGGCGACGGACGACATCACCTTCCCGAACCTCGAGTACTTCCGCGACGTGCAGGTGGCCGACCCGCTGATCAACGAGCGGGAGGACAGCTACTCTCTCGACAACATCGCGCAGCGGCACGGCCTGCCAGGCAAGGACGAGACCCTGCTGCGAGAGGCCGCGCGCCAGTTCAACGTCGACCCCAAGCACGGGATGTGGCAGATGCCAGCCCGCTACGTCGGACCCTACGCCGAGCAGGACGGAGTGCTGCCGCTCCAGGTGCTGCGCCGCCAGGAGCGCATCATCGACGAGCAGGAGCTCTGGGAGGTGTTCAACCTGGAGTCGCGCCTGCTGCCCGTCCTGGTGCGCATGCGTCAGCGAGGCGTGCGAGTCTCGGAGGAGCGGCTCACGAAGATCGAGGAGTGGTCCATGTCTCAGGAGCGAGAGGCTCTCGAAAAGGTCCA